CATCGCGGTCGCGGTGGTTGGCCTGATCGCCCACGTCAAGAACCTATACTGGAAGTGGCTGCACCGCTGGTGACATGATGGGACTCATCGACCGTGTATTTGAGAAGGAGCGGCAGAAATGCCCGGAGTGTCGCAAATACACGTGTCGGTGCACCCGCCTGAAAGACCCGGACGTCAAAAACGAGATCGCGCCCAAGCGCATCACCCGACGCGACGGGGTCCGCACCACAGTCCACGCCAAGACCGGTAACCGCATAGACGGTAACGGCAACGTGTGGTGCGGAGCCTGCCACTGCCGGGTGTTGAACGACAGATGCAGCAACGCCACGTGCTCGACCAGGAAATGAGGGATCGATGGACGACAAGCACTTCTGTGAACTACCCGAGCCGACCAAGGATGCCAGGCACACTTGCGGATCGTGCGGTGCCGAATGGCGCACGATGTACGAGTCCGAATACGCGCACGACGGCAACCCCGAGAAGCTCGGCTGGTTCCGGACCGCTAACACGCACCTGTGCACCCTACCCTACAACGTAGCCGAATTTGGCGACGGCTGGGAGATGGTGTGTGGCGTGTGCGGTCGGGTGTGGGTCCTCACGATGCAGGGGGGCGTTCTCGGTTGGACACCATTCGAGGCGCCAGCATCGGCCGAGGTGCGAGCCGAGGAAGTGACCCGGATCATGCACGAGCTGGGTCACGAGGAGATCGATCCGGCCGTGATCCACGCACTGATGGGCACGGCTGCTCACGCGATCGGCGGCATCGCCGACATCGTGATGTCCAGCCACGGCACGGCATCGGCGGACACGCTGCTCAGGGCATGGAACCTATTCGCCCAGGCGGTGCAGCCGTACTACCTGACCGAACCGTGCGCGCATCACAGCTGGGAGCACCGTGACGGACAAACGGGGATTCAGGACCGACGCGGAGATTGATCGTCGCATCGCGGCGATCCTGGCGGATAACGTCAGGCGCTACCCACCGGAGGGGAATCATGATGACGGACGAGATCCGACGGGCGCAAGACTCGATCAGCGACGCGTGTACGGCGACGGAGCGAGCCTCCCGGTCCGCCGAGTCGGCAGGCGCGAGCATGGACATCATGGCGCTGCACCTGCACCTGATCCTCATCAACCGCCAGCTTAGCCTGATCGCGGCGAGGCCAGGTATTGTGTCGCGCCGTCACGTGTGATATAATTGTCATAGACGGGGCGACAACCGCCCCGCACGGGGAAGGGAACCCGAAATGCCACGCAGCACGCAGTCACGCGGAGTCCGTCGCGGACGCAAGGACGCCACGCCGGAACCCACCTTCGACGAGCGGATGACCGACGAGGAGCGCGAGGAATTTGCCGGCATGCTCGCGCCGGAGCCCGTCGTCGACGAGGCGCAGGACGAGCAGGTCGAGCAGGCGCTGAACCACGCCGTCGAGGAGCAGCCGGACGAGCGCGAGTGGACCGTCGACGCGCTCCACGGGCGCGACTTCGACTGGACGACCATGACGTGGAGCCCCCCGAAGGGCACGTCGGGCGGGACGCGCCCCTGCCTCTGCAACCGGGTGCGCGGCCACGAGTGCGATCTGCCCACGAAGAGCCGGTTCTCGATCGGCCACGACGCCCGATTCAAGGGCATCCTGCAGACCGCGTTCCGTCAGGGCAAGCGTCTGTCGTTCGCCTTCGAGGCCGACGACCACGCGGTGGTCACGGACGCCGAGGGCAACCCGCAGCCGCTGGTCGGCGAGGTGGAGCTGGAGGCCGACGCGATCGCGCGCCTGGTCGCACCCAAGCTCCTGCCCCACGTCACCCACACGTCGCGAGCAGCCCAGCTCCAGAAGCTGGACGCCGAGGCGGGGACCACCGTCCCGCAGACCGCCGTGATGGGCGCCAAGCCGGACGAGGAGCTGACCGAGGCCGACATCGACGCGCAGGTGGATGACGCCGCAGGCGCGGACGAGGGCAACTAAGATGGCGTGGGGCTGGCGGCGTGGAGGCGCCGCCGGTTCCGCTCCCCGCGAGCGTGACCGCGTGGAGTGGTTGAGCGAACACGGCATCACGCCGATGAACCGCTCAACCCGCATGTGGGACATGGAGGTCACGCCGCCCCGATGGTGGCGCGCATCCCGCATCGAGCGGGTCGGCTCGAAGGACCGCGCCCAGCGCGCCCTGGATCTGCAACGCGGTGGGGTCGATTTCGCCCCCATCAAATGGCAGGGCTCGAAGGACATGGCCACGGGTCGGGCCTACGACTGGTGCTACTGCATCGAGGCCGTGGCCAGCGAGGACGTCGACGGGCGTACCGCCTGCAAGTGTCAATGCGCCGATTGCAAAGAGGGCGATCACTGGCGTAAGCGGAACCACGCTCACCGGATCCGGGCGCAGATGGTCCGCCACCGCAACGAGACGATCCACGGCTGGATCGGCTTCCGGCGTCGTTGGATCTGGCGCTGGCAGGGCTGGGTCGAGCTGTGGGGCGAGTTCCGCGACGAGGGCCTGTGGGCCGTGCTCCACCCGAACCCCCACAGCACCGAAGAGCTGCCGCCTTTCACCGAGCCCGACACTCCGCAGGATGGTCCTCCGGAGTGGTACAAGAAGCGACGCAACCCCGAGGATGACACTGGTAATGGCAGGCCCTAAGAGATCGAGCCTCCTGTCCGAGCTAGCCGACGAGATGGTCTGGTGCCACGCGTACGGACACAACTGGGACGATCCACCCGTCACCGAGACCGTTTTACTGATCGGCAAGACGCGGCAACAGCGACAGGATCACATCTGCGACAACGGTTGCGGCTGTACCAAAGGCCACTACATCGATCCGGCCTCGGGCCGACGCTGGGGTTGGAAGCGCAGCGCCCCCGACTGGTACGGCATCGACGGCGGATACACCCGCGAGGATTTTGTCGCCGAGTGGATGCGCCGCGTGGCCAGCGGATCGAAGAAGCCGATCCCGGTGCCCTACCAGCGAAGGAGAGCCCGCCATGGAAGCTAAGCGAGTGTACATCGAGGTGCGGCTGCTCGACATGGACGGCAGCGAGCTGGGCCGAGCCCGACAGTCGATGACCGTGCGCGTCGACCTGCTGAGCGCACCGGGCGGCCCGGTGATCGATCGCAGCCAGGAGATATTCGGTCTGACGGCCAGCTCGGTTGCGACGATGGCCTACCAGCAGGCATTCCCTAGGTGACGCGATGGATGGCCGTGGCCTTGGCCGCCGCGCTGGGATTCGGTACGGTATTCTACTTCCAGCTCGGCGGCCTGGGTCGCTCCTGGTGGATCGCGTTCGTCATCGCATTTCTCGCAGGTCTGCTAATCGGATACGTTCTCGGATGGAGGCGCGGAGACAGTGATCATCAATGCGGCCAACTACTCCCACCTCGTGGGCAAGTACGTGATCATGAGCCGACTATCGACCCTGGAGGAGGTCGCCGCCACGGGCGACCAGGTCGTCGGCGGAGAAGGGTACGTGTCCGGGGTTACGGACGATCAGGATGACGTGATCATCATCTTCGCCCACCGGGAGGTGTGGCGGATCACGGGTCGCGACGCGATGGACTGGAAGATGGAGATTTGGGCGAATGCCCGAGCGCATGAGGATTGGAAGAAGGTCGCGTCAGTATGACTACACCTCGGCGAACCGGTTTCGATCCGGGCGGCTGGGAGAGCGCCGGTTGGCCGATCTACGCCCGCAAGCGATTCCGCCTGTGGGTTCCTCCGGGAACGCGACTTGATTCCCGATGGGGTATCCTGATCCGGGAGGACGTCAGCGCCCGAGGGCAGATCGCGATCCTCAACGCGATCCCACTGTTCGATCTCAGTGAGTCAGGCCACATTGTGTTCCGGCGCAGAGACTGATAAAATGGTAATAACAGCGAGGGAAGGAACCCAATGAGCGAGATCACCAGCACCGCGACCTACGGCGTGAAGATCTACGCCAACGGCAATCTGGTCGAGGACAAGGATCTGGCCGAGTACGTGCTGGACCTGGTCTTCCGCGAGCAGGCCGTGATCCGCGAGCGTCAGGGCGACCGTTGGGCGATCTCGGTCGCCGACCACTGCAAGCTGGCCGACACCATCGAGCGCAAGGGCTTCCAGAAGGCCTTCACTCGGGTGACGAACGGGACGGGCATTAGCTGGCTGTGAGCCCGGAGGAGTGGGCCTGGCTCGAATCGCTCCCCCGCCGGACCCTCGCTGAACGAATCGCGTACTGGGACGCCAGGCACGCGCTGGAAGAGGCGGAACCAAGATCGCGCAGGGTGCGTGCCTATGCACCCTTGACAACGAGTCTTCCGTCTGGTATAATGGAAGTACAACAGAGGGAAGGGAAGCACCGAAAATGAGGATCTGCCACGTGAACGTCGCGGGTGCGGAGTGCGGCCAGCCGGTCGCCGGATGCATCCACTGGGCCGGGGAGAACTACAGCGACGAGGCGTGCCAGCGGCACCTGGCCCTGTTCGCTGACGTGACCAACCACCGGATCGAGCTGTACCCCGCGTGCCAGATCGAGATCCTCGACCCGTACAGCCGGGTGGATCTCGTCGAGTGCGGCGATCTGGCCAACACCAAGGCCCAGTGGGACGGAGGAGGCTCGATTTGGATCTGCGGGAGCCACCTGTCGATGCTAGCGGAGGCGAACTGAGATGGCGTACGTAGAAGTACAGTCGGGCGAGATCGGCGATGGCAAAGTTGGCATGGTCATGGTCTGCCGCTGGTGCCACAAGGAGATCACTCTTATTGTGACCCAGGAGGGCTACGACGCGTGGAACCAGGGGCGCGGTGTGTTCGTACAGGTGGCGTTCCCCGAGCTGACCCCGGCCGAGAGGGAGCTGATGATCAGCGGGACGTGTGGACAGTGTTGGAACGATATTATGGGACCGGAGCCGGACTGATGGGCTACATGGTTGCAATGAGCAAGTGCTTCGGCTGCGGCCTGATGATGTCCTACAACCCGGATCTCGTGCCGTCAGTCCGGGTGAGCTGGACCGACGAGGGACCCGTCGCTGACCCCAACGGGGTAGCCGAACCAATCTGCCAAGCGTGTGTCGACCGGGCAAACCCGAGGCGGGTGGCCGGTGGCCTCGACCCGATCGAAGTCCTGCCCGGTGCGTACGGCCCGGAGGAGGTGCCGTGATGGACGACGAACTGATCGTCGTGAGCAAGGACACCGCGCGCCAGCCGAACCGCTGGCACGTCACGCTCCAGATCGAGGGGCGGCTGTACCACTCGGCACAGAAGTTCCACACGTCGCTAATCGACGTGGCGGTTGCGGCCGAGGCCGACAATCTACGAGAGAAGGGCGTCAATGTCCGAATCCATTGAGTCCACCGAGCCGCGAGGTGTCGCCGCCTACGATGGGCGCAAGGTGTTCATCTTCGCGGGTGGCTTCAACGAGGCCGAGCGCTGGCGCACGCTGTACACCGAGCTGGCTCCGACGCAAGTTCGGTACGTGCGCGACATGCGGGATCTGCGCGGTTATCGCAGCCAGCGAGGGGTAATCTGGGGCTCGTTCTGGGATCGGCGCGATGCGCACGATCTGGTCGAGTACGCCAGGTTCTGCGAGATCGAGTGGATCGACACGGAGGACTGATGTGAAGCACATGACGATCGAGATGCCGCGCGTTCCACCCCGGTGGCGGTTGACGCTGCGGTGGGCGCTAACCACACTCCTCGCGGTGTTGCTCATCGCCGGGCTGATCTGGCTCATCGGCTCGATCCACATGAACGCGGGATCCTGGCTCGGCGTGCTGGGCCTGCTGTTCTCGATGGTGATGCTGATCGACATGTGGATTGGCTGATGGCCACCGACTACCCACCGGGCAAGCCCTGGTTCGAGCCAACCGATCCCCGTTGCCCATTTTGTCACCGGCAGTTCTCGGACGCTGAGCGCGGACAACAGGAGTTCACGCCCAGCCACCCCAGCCGGAACCGTCTGCTGGCCGCGCGCGGACAGGCCTGTCGCGGATCGGGAGAACCCTTGAGCTACTAAGCCTCCCGCGTCGGACCCCCAGCGAAATGTTGGGGGTCCGACTTTTAGCCATGCGCGCACCACTGGCAGGGCTGGGAGGTTAAGGGGGGATTGCGCGGCCGTCAACCCGTCTGGTAGAATGGGCCCCATGTCCGAGTATCCGCAGCGCGAACTGGAGTTAATGGACCAGGTCGCCAAGGAGCGCGAAGCACTCCAGCTGCGGCTGCAACACTGGAGCTACCGCGATATTGCCGACGTGCAGGGGGTGACCGTACCGACCGTACGCAAGCGAATCCGGAAGGCGATTCAGGATGGAATCCCTAAGGAAGATCGCGAGCAGGCTCGACTCATGGAGGTTACCCGTCTCGACCGCATGCAGCGGTTCAACGAGCTGGTCATTGAGTCGGCTGGCACCACTCTGGCGGAGAAGTTCACCGCCCAGCAGGCTTGGCTGGCTGTTTCAAGAGTACGAGCTGCACTACTTGGGCTCAATGCCCCCGCTGAGCTGGAAGTCAAATACAGTGGGGCTCTCGATCAGGAGATTGAGGGTCTGATGGCCCAGCTCGGCGCCCTGCCGATGGTCGTGGATCCGGAGGCTGAAGACGCGGATGTCTGATTCGCCGGGAAGCTGGCGTCCGGGCTACGGTCCGGGCGATGGCGACTGGCGTACCTGGGATCCCGAACGAAAGGCACACTTGCGCGATCGGTTGTCTGACGAGATGGAGCGTCGCCGCACGCTGTGGCGTTGCGACATCCCATTCTGCGACGGTCGACCCCACGGCGCATTCGTTGCGCCGCATGCACGATTTGATCAGCTTGCCCCACCCGATGTCCCCCGTACGGTGCGCGATCCGCGTCAGCCGGCACCGGTACAAGTCACTCTTCCATGGTTAGAGTGGCTGATCATGGCGGGACGCGGGTGGGGCAAGACCCGTACTGGAGCCGAGTTTATTCGCGAGCGGGTCGCCGCACTCGGGCCGAAGGGTCGAATTGCGCTCGTGGGCAGAACTGCAGCCGACGTGCGCGACGTCATGTTGCACGGCGAGTCAGGCTTGCTGTCCGTCTTCCCCAACAAGGAGAGGCCGGTTCACTACCCCAGCAAGAGGCAGGTGGTTTTTAAGAACGGCGCAGTCGCCTTCTGCTATTCGTCCGATGAACCAGACCAGCTACGTGGTCCCCAACACCATGCGGCCTGGATCGACGAAGCGGCGACGTTCTACAATCTAGAGGATGTGATCACCAACTACCGCCTCGGGTTGCGCCTCGGGGTGGACCCCCGCTGTGTGATCACAACCACCCCACGCCCCCGGCCGGAGATCCGGGAGCTGAGGTACTCACCGACCACCGTGATCACCGGAGGCCGGACGTATGATAATCTCCACAATCTGGCCCCTGCCTTCCGAGAAACTGTGCTTCGCAAGTATGAGGGCTCACGACTCGGGAGGCAGGAGCTAGATGGGGAGCTCCTTGAAGACGTCGAGGGCGCTCTCTGGACGAACGATCTCATCGAGGAACACCGGGCCGATCTAGAACTGGTTAGCCCGTTCTTCCCTCAAATGGAGATCGTAGTTGCGATCGACCCAGCAGTGACCTACGGTGGCGACGAAACGGGCATCGTCGTCTGTGGTCGGCTAGACGTGACGGACGTAGCGGAAGGTTTCGTCCTAGCCGATCTGTCAGGCCACTACTCTCCACATGGATGGGCTCAAGCTGCAATCCAGGCCGCCCAAGCCTGGGGCGCAAGCTACATCGTCGCCGAAGTAAACAACGGCGGCGAGATGGTCCGCAGTACACTAGAATCCGAGCGTCTGCCGCGAGGAGTGAGATTTAAGGCCGTAACTGCCACGCGAGGTAAGAGGCTGAGAGCGGAGCCGATCAGTACCCTGTACGAACAGGGACTGATGCACCACGTCGGGATCCACCACACGCTGGAGGATCAAATGACGACGTGGACACCGGCTGATCGCCTGTCCCCCGACCGCCTCGACGCGTTGGTTTGGGCCTTTGCTCACCTATTCTTCCGGAGGCGCGGGATGGCGGATGTCGCGTAGTATAAGCTCCCCGATTGAGCCCGGGGGAGGCTGGGTCGGCGCGCTCAAAGGCGCGGCAAGCCTGCTGGCAGACCAGGCAAGCCGTAGCTGGGCGCGTCGATCCATGCCGGTCGATCCACCGGTCACTGGACCCAACGGGCTCCAGGTGACCATGGGTCCCGATGGACTCTACCAATGGTATGCTGAGGGGAGCGGTACCGGATGGAGAAACTCCGCCGTGGCTTACCGCTGCATCGTCGCCATCGCGACCAACGCTGCTACCTGTCCGCTCGAAGTGCTGAACGACGGCGAGGAGGCGATACCAAACGAGGTAGCTGACCTCTGGAATCACGCTCCCAACAACTACATGTCCGCTCGGGTGCTGCGCGAGATCGCCTGGCTCCGACTGGAAACACGCGGGCAAACATTCATCTTCATGGACAGGGGCAACTCGGGCAAAGGCCCGGTTGCCTCGCTGCATGTTCTGGACCAAAGTTGGGCCGTAGAGCCGCTGATTGACGACACCGGCCCGGAGGGAATCGATGTTCTGGTCGGGTATCGAGTCTGGGGCAATTCGGGTCGCAGCGGAATCCTCCTGCCCGACGAGATGCTTTGGCTGCGGTACCCAGATCCCGACGACGTCTGGGCCTGCCTGCCCCCGCTGCGAGCTGCTCAGTTCGCACTGGACCTGGACGACTATGCTCGTCGTTATCAGTCCGCGACTCTGTCACGTGGAGGCACCCCGGGTGGTGTCGTCTACTTGGGTGACGTCGATGAAAGAACCTTCCAGCAGGTCAAGGCGGATCTACAGGCGCGGCACGAACGACCGGAAGACGCCGGGCGGCACCTTGTCCTCTCTGGTCCGATACAGTCAAAATACGATAGAATCTCTCTAACAGCCGAAGAGGTAAGCTACCTAGACACGCGGGTTCGCACCGCCGAAGAGGTCATGCTGGCCTTTGGGGTGCCGCGCGACTACCTCATGGGTGGAACCACCTACGAGAACCGCGACGCCGCGCGAACCACCCTCTGGTCCGACACGATCGTGCCGAAGTTGCAGATCGTGGCGTCCGAGATCGATCTGGTCGTGGTTCCCGATCCGCGACAGACCGCGACATTCAATACTGAGGACGTGGAGGCGCTACAAGAGTCGAACGACGCACGCATCGCCCGTCTGGTGCAGCTAGTCCAGTGCGACGTCGTGACTCTCGACGAAGCACGCGAGGAGATCGGCCAGGAGCCGTTGCCCGACCAGATCGGCACGGTGACACTGACAGTGTATCGAGCGCGAGCCAATAGCATCGGCTCGCACCAACTCCCAGAGATTAAGGGAGAGACACCACCCGCACTCCAGGGGGCGCCACCGCCCCCCGACAATGGGCCACCGAATCCTGATGACAACCCATTCGTTGACGACAACAAATCTCGTACAAATCTACCGTTGCCAGGCGCGGCCCGGACCCCGTCGAGCACTAGTAACGGGCACCATCTTCCGATTGGATCTGCCACATGACGAAGTTAATGGTCGTGCCCGCGAATGCTGCGGACTACGATCGGACTGGCCACGCGCTCATCTTAAAGGATGGGCCACTTGACGGCCAAACGGGAGAGCACATCGGCGCGCTGCCGCGCCAGCTCGAACTGAAGATAGGCGTTTACGGTACGTGGACCTACCTGCGTACGTCGGAGAACACCGACGTTACTGACTTTGTCCCGGGCTCTACCAAGATGCGGACCCGCGAGGGTCGCGTCTACAGATGGAATGGTAGAGACCCGAGTGGAAATCGTATCTGACGATTACCGATACGTAGCGTTCCAGAACCTAGCCGTCCGCTCTGATCAAGAGGGCGACGCTCCCCACTTCGAAGGCTGGGCCTGTCGGCATGACACGCTCGACGCATATGGTACTGAATTTGCCCCGGGCAGCTGGTCAGCTGGCGGCCTTGACGGCGAGGCATACGCGTTGTGCTGGATGCACGATCCCACGACCCCAGTTGGGGTGTTCCGTGCCCAGGACCAGGCTGAGGGCCTGTGGATCCGGGGATGGTGGGACGACACGGCCGATGGGCGAGACGCCCGCGTCAAGGGCCAGACCGGCTCGGCGCCCGAGCTGTCGGTTGGATTCCGGCAGGCGATCTTCGACGATGACAAGCCCAATCGCATCGTCGCTGTCAAGTTAGTCGAAGTGAGCCAGATCACGGCGCGCATGGCTGCCGTGCCTGGCTCGGAGTTCACATCAGCACGATCGGCAACTGCCACCGGTCGGCGCCAGGTCGCATTATCGCGACTCCGCTTGCGGACGAGCATCCTGCTCCCCCGCTAATCGAAAGGACGACCGTGTTCCCAAGCACGCTCTCCGTCCGGCCGACCGACGCCGAGATCCAGTTCGCCCGGATCCGCGCATTCGGTGCCACCGGATACCGCACCGCCCCTACCCAGGTGGACTACACCCAGTTCACTGATGCCGAGCTGCGCCAGGCGCGGGACGACGTCCTCTCCACGCTCGAAGGGGAGAACGCGACCGATGAGGACGCCACTCGGGCCGACCAGATCGGCACCGAGATCGAGCGTCGGAACGCCGTCACTGCGGCGACCAACGAGCGTCGCCAGCGACTGGCCCAGCTCCAGGTCACCGAGCGCTGGACCAACCAGGGCAACGGCCAGCGCAGCTCGACCGATCCCGAGCGCCGTGGCCAGCGTCCCGTCGAGGACGACCCCAGTGAAGAGCTGGCCGTGCCGCGCGACTGGCGCGCCCAGCTAGCCCGTGGAGCCGAACAGTACCGCGAGCGCGGGATGACCGGATCGGCCGAGGTGCTTCGGCTGCCGAACGCCACCGATCTCCGGACGCTGGTCACCACGACCACGTTCCCCAACGAGAAGCAGCGCCTGCCGGGCATCATCCACGCCCCGGACATGGTGCTTCGCGTGGCCGACCTGCTCGACCAGCAGACCGCCACGTCGATGACGGTGGAATGGGTGATCGACAATTCGGCCGCCCCGCCCGCCGTCGAGGTCACGGAGGGTTCGGCCAAGCCCGAGGCCGCGATGAGCTTCACGGTCGCGAGCGCCTCACTCGCCACGATCGCCGTGTGGATCCCACTGACTCGCCAGTCCGCCGAGGACAACGCGCAGCTCACGGGTTACATCCAGGGTCGCCTGTCGTACGCGGTCGAGAAGCGGATCGACGCGCAGGTCCTGAATGGTGATGGTGCCGCGCCCAACATGCGGGGCATCCTCAACACGGCGGGTATCCAGAAGCAGCTCACCACGGCAGGGATGCTGATCGCGATCCGCAAGGCGATCACCAAGGCCCAGATCACGGGATACACCCCCTCCGGTGTGGTGCTCCACCCGACCGACTGGGAAGGCGTCGAGCTGACCCAGGACTCCACCACCGGAACGTTCCTCTTCACCAAGGACCCGGCTTCCCTCGCGGCACCTCGCGTTTGGGGCCTCCCCGTCGTTCCCACGACGGCGATCGCGGCTGGTGTGGGCCTGGTGGGCGCGTTCAAGGAAGGCGCCACGCTTTGGCGCAAGCCGGGCGTCCGGATCCTGATGTCGGACAGCCACATCGACAACTTCATCAAGAACATCTTGGTCCTGCTCGCAGAGACTCGGTCCCAGCTCGCCGTGTATGCTCCCCCAGCGTTCATTCAGCTGTCGGCTACGTGACGGGTCGGTGCCGCTGTTGTGGGATGGGGGCTAGTGACCCGGCCCCCATCCCGCCAAAACAGTACAAGGGACCGGGAGACGATGAGCTACTGCACGATCGACCAGGCAAAAAGTGCGGGTGCGTCGGGCACGGACACCGACATCCAGGCGGCGATCGACCAAGCGAAGACGACGATCGATCAATACTGCCGGGAGACTTTCGAACCGACTAACGCGGTTCTGACTGTATATGTGGGTGATGTGTATGGACGACTCCCACGCTGGGCAGCATCCGTCACCGAGGGGACTCTCGATGTCGACGGATTTACCTGGTACCCCCCGACCACCTACCCTTGGTCATATAGCGGTATGGTGGGCGGTGAATGGCTTGTGTCTGCTGATATCGGCAGCCGAGAAGTGCCATTGGCTGTATCGAGAGCTGCGGCGCGTTTGGCGGCCGTCTACAGCCCCGCTCCGTTCAGTGGCCAGGCCGACGCTGAGGGTAATCCGATCGGCCGACCCCCCGCCCCAACTCTCCAAGATGAAACGGACCCGGGTCCGCCGCAGGGGAAAGCCGGTGGGGGCGAACGGACTACCGGTGACCTGGTTGCGGATAGTTGGCTAGAACCCTACAAGGTGAATCGAGTGATGGTGTCCTGATGGCCACACACGAGAAGAAGACCACAGCCCCAACCGAGAGCACGGTCACGGCGGATGTCAACGCCGACGTCGAGCAGACCGGCACGACCAACCGCGAGGTGAGCGTCGAGCGGGAGACCGAGGTCGACATTCACTGGTGGGGTGCCGACGTCGACGACCGGCAGGGCGCACCCGTCCGGATCGGCCGTGAGGACCGCGAGATCAAGTATGCCGGCGAGAGTTGAGTGGATCAATGAGCGCGAGTGGGGCGAATCCGTGGTTCGAGTGTTCGAACAATGGAAGTCCCAGTTCGTGGTCAACGCCGAGAAGCTGGCCGATATGGCCGAGCGAGAAGCCAAGACGCGTGCGCCCGTACGTACTGGACGCCTGCGCGACGGCTGCGTGGGAAGAGTGGAAGAGACAGAGTCGTCGGTTGCCGCCGTTCTGCTGAACGAGGTGCCGTACGCCGGGTTCATCGAGTTTGGCACCCGGCACATGACCGCCCGGCCGTTCCTTCGACCGGGGTACGCTGCGGCTCAAACAGCGTATGAGAAGACCATGTCGCAAGGCCTAAAATAGGAGCATCCATGTTGTGTGTTGCGTGTTACATGGCGTCTGACGGCGCCAACATGACCGAGGCCAAATTCGTCGTGGGCGGTGAATCGCTCTGCGTCGAGCACGTCGCCAAGGTAACCGAGGCGCTCGACTCACTGCCGGACGTCACCCCTCACTAACATGGCACCCAACGCGACGCTGGCTGGCGCAATCAAATTCGTGATTGAGTCGGCAGGGCTCGGCGTATCCGCGTTTCGTGACATGGCACCGCCCAAGGCGTCGATGCCCTTCTGCGTGATCACCGAGGGAGTGGCTTGGAATACCGTTCCCATGGGGGACACCGACGCGTCCGATGAACTCACGATCCGCGAGCAGGTCCAGGTGGACATCTACCAGGCCCTGCGCGCGGCTGATGGCACGAGAACCGAGAATCCTGATCTAGAGGATCTCGTCTGCTGGCACCTTGCGCAAAGCAAGCTCCCCACCTGGGTGAATCCGGTCTACGGAGTGTCGATCCTCACACGCTCGACCCAGACTGATCAAGCGCGCTCCAACGTGCGCAGAACGATCGTCACACTGCAAGTGGATAGGCTGCTGGACGCCCCAGCAGCGCGTGAGAGGATCCGTAAATGACAACCGTGGAGCCACAGGTGGCAACCCCCCTAGCATCGCAAGGCATCACCAAGGTCTACGCCGTGCAGCATGCGCAGATCGCGACCCTACTCACCGATGCGGCCGGTGCGGCTGCGACCTTCGGCGAGTGGTTCGACGTCCCCGGCATCAAGTCGTTCGAGATCAGCGGCGACATGGAGACCAAGGAACTCCGTGGTGACAACCG